ACTTAATGAATGGGTAGAATTGACGCAAACGGATTTCTTTTTAAATATGTGTGTTCCGGTATTAGACGGAAAACCAACGATCTTAGGCATGGAAATTGTAAGGGTAGATAAAGACGATAATTTTATTCGTATAGGAGAATAAAGGAGGGGCATAGATGGGCTTAGAAAATTTAGATTTAGCCTTCTTTGATACAAACGTACCACGGAAGGAAAAACGGAAAACAGAAAAGTATATGTCTAACTATCGTATGTTAAACGCCATTATTGAGGCGAAGAGGCTCGACTTAACGCCAAGCATGACGCAAAACCCTTCACCTAGCGAAATACAGAGAGGGAATCAATTTAACAGCGAAACGGAAAACCTCGCTTTGCTCCGGCAAGAGATTGAACACTATGAGCGGGTACTTAATAAGCTAGACCGTGTATATAACACTTTGTTAGCGGCGCACCGTGAAATATGGGAAGAACGGTATGTATTAGGGCGTAAAGATATAGCTGTCGCTCTCGATATGGGGGTGAGCGAAAGAAGCTATTATCGCCTTAAACGGCAATTAATCGCACGAGTAGCGGATGCGCTGGGACTTCATAAAATTAAATGATGGCAGAAAAGCGCCGTAGTTTTGGCAGTAAATAGGCAGCATTTACCACAATATCCAATATATAATGATAACGTGGACAAAGTAGGGGAGCGGAAACGATCCGAAATGTCTCTTTAGAAAAGTAAAGACGAACCGTATTCGTTATTTTGCTTTTTCTATCCCAAAACTCCATTTCTTTTTTATTGCTAAGGGCTTATCCAATCGGATAGGCTTTTCTATTATGTTGAGGTGGCGGAATAGGTAGACGCTACGAGAAGGGTTGCAAGGAATCGGAACCGGTGTGACAGTACACTAAACCCAATTCAGACCGGAAATGATAGGTGCAAATCCTATCCCTCAACACCTATAATATAAGGCATGAATAAAAGCCAATCGCCGCGGGTTGGTTTTTATTTGTTTCTTATAGACAAAGAATAGGGGAAACGAAAAATTAGTAAAAGGGAGCTGGAGTTTATGGAGAGAGGCGTAAAAGTTATTAGAGGTGACGGGAAAGAAGTTATTTTCAGTGATAGCGCAATTAGGATCGTGCAAGATGGAGGCGTCACGTTCGAAGCGTCGGAAGCTACATGGGCGATACAAGACACATACTCATTAAAACCGGACATGCTACGAAATACAAGAGAAGCGGCGGACGTGCCGGAAGAAGCGAAAGTCCAATTTAAAGAAGTGTTTGAGAAGGAAATTCATGAACGAAGAGAACATTTCCTTGAGACGGTGGGCTTTCTTAATAAGGAGGGGCTATAATGATTTATCAAGTGATGCTCAGTGAAAATCAATCTGTTTTAATAGAAAACGTCGAACGTGTTGAACATAACGAAGATACAATCATCTTTAAAGGGATGGGCGGTTTTATATTAGCTGCTTTCAAAATGTATAACATCATGGGCTTTTTCCGCATGGACATGCCAAACCAAAAAGCGGACACGCCTCAATGGGATTTTGAGCTGCTTGAAAAATATAGCGCAGACTATCAAGAGAAGGAACGTATCAAGATACGTGAAGCAGCGGAAAAAAAGTCTAAAGGCTGGACGGACACTTACGCCGCTGTTATGAAAGAAGCGGAACATATCTATAATAGCCGCGATGTTTCTTTTCATGAAATCCACGAGTCCTTAAATGAAGCGGGGTATGAAGCTTTAGAAAGAGGCGGTTTAGTCATTGCGGGTGGAACAATTCCTTTAATAGCCCGAAATATATTAAAAACATTGTTAAAGGACGAAACGGATCATTATGAAATCGAGCACCTAGAAAAGCTACTTAAGCGAAATATAAATGATTGTCTAGGGGTGACGAATTGAAAAGATTAGATGATTTCATCCAAAGCTTAAGTGATGAAGAGCGGAAAATCCTATCGGACAAGCTAAATAAACAATATAGCGTAACAATCAATGTAAATCCGGATGTAGGATTCGGAGGCATCAAGCAAATTGTTAAAGATATCATCGATAAAGACTTAGACCGCTACAACCGTATGAGAGGCATATAAACACCGCCTAGAGGCGTTAATATAAAATAGGGACGAGCTTTCGTTCCTTGTTCAGAGGGTTACGGATTGCGCGCAGGAAGGGTATAGACGTCTACCTTTCCGGATATCCCGTGCCCTCTAGAAGAGGGAATGAACATATAAGGAGTGGAGTAGATGGAGTTTAAATATTTAGGTCGAGAAGTGGAAGTCACATTGAAATATCTTTCCGTTACGTTTCCGGACGCATCAATCTATGTTGGTACGGTATACCCGCGTAAATCGATTAAATTAAAGAAAATACCACAAATCATCAAACTTTTAACATTGCCTCATTCCACATTAGAAAAGGAGTGGTTAGGGCGATGAAAAAGCCGAATCTATCAGAATACGGATTAAAATATCGATTAAAGGCATTAGAACAAGAGATCATCAATCGAGACAAATATCCCGATGAAGGTTTTAAAGAAGCGGTCGAGAAAGATAAAGAATTAATCCTAGAATCTTTCTATAACAGTAATCAATACATCAAATACCTAGAAAAACAAATCACCGACTTACAAAAGGGTATTGTTCCCACATTAAACCTGTATAGCATTTCTAACCCGCTTATCTCTCGAAGTAATGGTAAAGCCTTTGCGGTAGCTAAAACAGGCGAGGAAGCGGTCGAGAAGGTCAGAGAGTGGTACAGTGAACAATACGCCGAAGCGGTTGAAGAAGGATTTCTTGAGCATTTACGAGCGGAAAAGATCATGTCAAACATTCACGAGGATGATATTCATATCTCGCCTATCTTTTATTTTTAAAATGTCCGTCACAGATGGACAAACATGGTATAATTAACTAAAATTAGCGGGTTTATATCCATACGTAGCGGAATAAGCCATATTCGGGGAGTGAGGTTGAATGAAATGAAGCTGACACCGAAACAACAGCTTTTTGCTGATTATTATATTGAATCACCAAACGCGACAGAAGCTTACAAGCGAGCTTATACCTCTTGTAAGAAAGATTCAGTCGCAAGAGCCAACGCAAGCCGGCTGTTAACAAATGCTAACGTTATACGGTACATCGAAGACACGATGGCAAATAAAGCCGAAGAGCGCATCGCCAAACAAGACGAAATCCTTTCCTATTTGTCCTCAATTATGAGGGGTGAACAAACGGAACAAACTCTCCGCGGTATCGGTGAAGGTGCTCAAACAATCGACGAAATCGAAGTGAGCGCAAAGGACCGAATCAAAGCGGCGGAGCTGCTTCTCAAACGTTTCCCTATGAGTAAAGCGGATGAATTGAAAGAACATCTTATCGCCGCTCAAATTAAGAAAATGGAAGCGGAGATCGAGAACATGACCGCTGGAGATATCGACGATAAATTCGAAATCATCATCAAGCGAAAAGGTGAGGATGAATGAGCATTGAGAAAGTCATAAACCCTCATTTCGATGATTTTATCTTTAACTGGGATTACAAAACGTATTTCCTTGTCGGTGGGTATGGCTCCAGTAAATCCTATCACACCGCTTTAAAGATCGTGTTAAAGATGCTATCGGAAAAGCGAACCGCTCTTGTGGTACGTGAAGTATACGAAACGCACCGTGACTCCACCTTCTCGCTACTGGACGAAATCGTCGAGGACTTGCAGCTCGGACATAAGGTTCGATGTGTACAATCGCCTATGCAAATCCGCTTTCCGAACGGATCAAAGATTCTTTTCCGTGGTATGGACAAGGTAGCGAAGTTGAAATCGATCAATAACGTTTCCTTGATATGGGTAGAAGAAGCTTCGGAAGTTAAGTATGCCGGCTTTAAAGAGCTTCTAGGACGTCTTAGACATCCGACATTAAAACTACACATGATTATCAGTACAAACCCTGTCGGGATGGATAACTGGACATATAAGCATTTCTTTCACGATAAGAAAGAGAAGCGGCTAGTCCTTGAAGATAAACAGCTCTACAAGAAACGTACAATCGTACTGAATGATGTGTATTATCATCATTCCACGGCGGACGATAATTTATTCTTACCCGCTTCTTATATTGAACAGCTTGACGAAATGAAAACCTACGATCCGGACTTACACCGAATAGCCCGTAAAGGACATTTCGGCGTAAACGGAAAGAAAGTGTTTCCTCAATTCGAAGTAGCACCGGATCATGTTGTTGATGAAGCAATCAAACGTATACCGCCGTCTTACTTAAAGAACGGAATGGACTTCGGTTTCGAAACGTCATACAATGCACTTGTACGAATGGCGGTCGATCATAAAAACCGCTGGCTTTATATCTACTGGGAGTATTACAAGAACGGTCAAACGGACGATGTAACCGCGAAAGATTTAGAACATCTAAAGAAGGTTCGAATCAAAGGGGATGCAGCGGAGCCAAAGACTATTGCATATTTCCACAAGATGGGCTTTCGTATGAAAGCGGGTAAGAAGTTTCAAGGATCGCGGCTCCAGTATACGAAGAAGGTCAAAAGGTTTAAACGTATAATCGTAGCGGAACGGTGCGAAAACACAATCGATGAATTGCAAGACTTGACATACAAAGTCGATAACCAAGGCGATATCATTGAGGACGAATTCACAATTGATCCGCATACCCTCTCCGCTATATGGTACGGGTTAGACGATTACGAGGTCGCAGATTTAAAAGGCGCCGCTGTTAGTACAGGAGAGCCGATAACCGGCGGAAAGTGGGGATAGTATGGCATTGAAACGATTGAAGTTAATTGATGTACTTAACGAAGACGGAACGTTATTGAGGGTTACAGAGGATGCGGGCTCCGCTCTTCATGACATGATTAATTATGTAGCGGATGCGTTCGTCGTGTATGAGGTCTTGCATAACGGAAGAACCGGAACAAGCGGGCATAAAAACATTTTACGCTTTTACACGAGAAAAGATTTAGAAGAAGACATCCATCTTGGGAATGTCAAGATAGAAATGAGGTGAACACATGACAATTAACTGGGAGAAGAAACAATGGAACACGTTAACGATTGAAAAGATTCACGGGCAAGTATACAAGATGCGCGATATCTACGAGGGTAAACATATTGACCATTTCGAACGCGCTCAAGCCCTATTGCAAAAGAAAGAGATTAACGATCCGGAGGAAGCGGACTTAGTTTCTCCAGTGGTACGAACGCCGTATATCGTTATGAATATTGCTAAGCCTGTAGCAGAAACGCCCGCTAATTTGATTTCTCGAAGCATAGGGAAAATAACTTCTTCTCTTAAGAATAACGAAGCGGTTAACGAAGCAGCGGACGCGCAAGGCGAAACGACGATCGACGGCGAGGGAGAAATCGACGATTTACAAAACGAAATGATTCGTCAAATCGTGAAGAAATCAAACCTTGACTCCGAACACTGGAGCAACATCGTACAACATCAAATTGACGGTGGAATCGTGGGTATGCCTGTAAACGATGCGAAAGGCTTGCGTATCGAGTTTAAATCAAGGGACGTATTTTTCCCTCATGATGACGGACTAGGCGCTGATATCGCCTATGAAGTGGAGATCGAGGAAGAGAAATTCTTACGTGTTTATCGAGAACGCATTGTCGAAAATAAGCTAAGCGGCGATAGTGATGTCGTAGCAACACATTTTCTTTATTATCTGAATGATACAAAATTAAAGCTGGTGGAAGACGTGGAAGCGGCTCGATTGTTAGGTATAGACGAATTAGTCAAAACCTATCCCGCTCGCTCCGATCTATTTATCAAATACCTAGCCAACAATAAAACATTTATGAAACCGTGGGGAGTACCGGCATTCGATGGACTGTTAGGTCATCAAGACGAAATTAACATCCGCTTGACTCGTAACGCGATTATCTTCGAACGAAATAGCTCGCCTCGTTTAGCGGTTACAGACGATATCTTCGCCGCTCTTGAGGACGATGCGTTCGAACGATTTGGAGAAGCGGGGCGCGGGTTTATCAATCATGAGCTGCTTGAAGTTGTGACAATGAATGAGAACGGTCAATCGATGGAAGTCATCCAAGTTGATGTTAAAAACATTGGCGGGATTGAATGGGTAGACAAGTTGATCCGTGAAGTTCTCGTCATGACCAACACGAGTCAAAAGGCTATTGACTATTTCACGGACGATGCAACGAATAACGCCGTTTCCGGTGTTGCTAAGTTCTACGATCTGTTCGTCTCTATCGTGAAAGCGGAGCGGATTCAAAAAGAGTACGTCGCTTTCCTTAAACATCTTATCGAGGCTTGCCTATGGCTGGAGAATCAAGACAATGCGCTTGTTATTCCGGAAGAACCGGACATCGCCTTAAATGAAATGGTTCCTGTTACCCGTACCGATTTAATTGCGGAAAACCTAGCGGCTTATGAAGCTGGAGCATTATCCCTTGAAACGTTTGTCCGTCGCACGAATCCTTTCGCATCGGAAGAATGGATTCAAGAGGAAATCACTCGTATTGAAGAGGAGAAGCAAACCGCTGATAGTACAGGCATACCGACGATGGACGATTTCAACGATCAAAGGGACGAGGAAGGGAATCCAATCGACGCCGCTACAGAGGAAGAGTGATAAGTCATGAATCATAAACAGCTTATCGAGTATTTTTCCAAAGTGATGCAAACTATATTCCTTAAATTAGGGAGCGCGAAGAACCTCGATAGTGACAAAGCCTCTCAAAAGCTAATAGGAGACATTTTAACTCTTATCAATACTATGGGAATCAAATCATCCGAAGTAATGCCTATCGAGCTAGAAAAGGCATATCGTGAAGCGGTAGACAATGCCGAAAAGGATTTGAAAGCGCAGAACGTCCGATTAAAGGAAATAGACCCGCTCGACTTGCTAAAGAAAAAGATTCACCTTGCAGCGGTTAAGAAGTTAGTCAATAACACGATGACCGACATCCGTAAATCCATTACCCGTGCCAAAGCCGACGCGAAAGTAAAGATTAGTAGAGTCGTAGAGCGAGTGAGAGAGGATTTGTCAAAGGGTTTAATCAAAGGAACGCTTAACAAGGTTATGTCGAGGCGTCTCACTAAGATGTTTGTGGAAGAGGGTATCACCGGCTTTGTAACATCCGATAACAAAAACATTCGGGTGGAGAAATACGCCGCTACAGTCGTACGAACGAAGTTGAGAGAGGCAAACACTCAAGGGAATGTCAATCGATACAAAGAAGCGGACGTTAATCTCGTGAAGATCAGCTCACATCATCCTAGTTGCGGCAAATGTGCCCGCTACGCTGGGAAGGTTGTTTCTTTAACGGGAGAGCACAAAGGCTTTATGTCCGTGAAAGATATCCCGCTCCCTCCATTTCATCCAAACTGTAGACATACAACCGCTCCTTACGTCATCGAGTACAAGACAGAGGAAGAGATTCAACAAGCGAAGAATGATTGGAAATCCTTCCAACCGAATCAAGAGGTTCGAACCGCTGCTCAACAGAACGCGTATAAAAAGGAACAAGACATCCGCCGAAAGGCAAACGATGAACAGAAACAGTACGAGAAGTACAAAGCGGTGCTAGGTGATAAGGCTCCGAAAACAATCGGTGCATTTCGTCGTATCAAGCGAGCGGGTGGGAAGAGCTATAAAGAATTACAGCTTGCTTTCCGTCGTGGGAATGCCGAATTAAAAGCTTAATACTAGCCCTGTCGAATGGCGTTAAAAGTCGAAACAAATTCTGTCGAGCCGTGACTCGTAAAAAACGTAGCAGAAAGGGAGATATAAATGGATATCAAAGCATTATTAGAAGCTCTTGGAAATGGCGAAAAGACTATAGATGAAGTTGTAACGGCAATCAATAAAGAAACGGTTCCATATACTCGTTTTAGTGAGAAGGTCCAAGAGGTTAAAACCCTCAAGAATGATCTTACTACTCGTGACGAGCAATTAAAAACGTTGCAAGATAGTGCCGGAGACAACCAAACTCTAAAAGACACTATCACCAAACTACAGCAAGACAACGAAACCGCTAAAGCCAATTATGAAGCGGAGCTCGCGGGCGTTAAGTTACAAGCGGCAATCGATACCGCTCTATTAACTAACAAAGCTCGTAACCCTGCTACCGTTAAAGCTTTACTGGACATGGACACTATCAAATTAGACGGTGACAATGTTCTAGGTTTATCGGAACAGCTAGAGAAAATTCAAGAGTCGGACGGGTATCTATTCGATATCGGAGATTCAAGCCAACAACAGCAACACCAACAGCGAAAAGGCGAATACGGTACAGGCTTAACAGGTAGAGGAAACACGCCTCCACCGCCGCCGGACGCGTTCGAAGCTGGGAAACAACGTGCTCTTGAAAGACATGCAGCGCGATTACAAAAGGAGGAAAACTAAATGAATTTACAACCGCGTTATTCTGACGTTATCGTCGGACAAAAAGAATTCATGAGAAATACGCAAGGGATGGAAGTTAAAACCGCTGGAGCTTCTTTACAAGCTTCGGACTGGGCTGTAGGTGATCTTGTACCGGCTGGAACGGCTGTATTCAAAGACCCTGCTACTAAAATGTACCGTCGAGTATTAGCGGGAACAGCAGAAACGGCAATCGTCGGCGGCGGCTTAACAATGCACGACGTACGCATCCAAACGGGCTCAAACCCTATCGTCGGAGTGTTAGCGGCTGGACATCCACGTGAATCACGTTGCACGGGAGTAACAGCAGCATTTAAAGCAGCAACTAAAGGTAGAATCGTATTTGATATCTAATAAACCATATGAGAAAGAAGGAAAAATAACATGCCATTAAATTTACATGAATTCTTAAAAGAAGAGTTTCAAGGGTACGTTTCAACAGTACCACCACAAAGAGAATATATTTTATCGCGTTTACTTCCTCGTGAAGATACGTATGATATCGACTTCGCTTACAACGTTGTGAACGGTCAATACGCTCAAGCCGCTTCTATTACGGGCTTCTCGGCTGCCGCTCCACTACGTGACAAAAAGCAATTATCACAAGCATTCGGCTCAGTAACGAAAGTGCAACACGCTTTCCGTTTGGACGAGCGCGAAATCTTAAAGTTTAATGCTCCACGTCATGACGCTGAAAAGCAACAGGTTATTGACTACATCTATAACAACACGGATGAATTAATCATGGGTGTTGATGATCTTGAGGAATTCATGAGAGCGCAAGTTCTTTACACTGGACGCCTTAAGTATGACGATGACGAAAACGACATTCATATCGATGTTGACTTCGGCATCCCAGCGGAAAACAAGCTTCCTGTTACGACAGCGTGGGACAATGCGGCGTCAAACCCGTTAACTGATATTCAAGCAGCGGTGGAGCAATACAAGAAACAAAACCAACGCCGCAAGCCGCTTGAAATGCACATGACAAGCACAACGTTTTCATGGTTATTAAAGAATGAACAAATCAAAACTCAGTTCTTTGGTAACGCAACAGACCGCCGTTTATTAACAGATGCGGACATCAATCAAGTTATTTCAAGCTTGAAACTTCCGCCTATCGTTATTAATGACGATGTTATCAACCTATACGGAGGCGGCGAGGTTCCTTTATTAGCGGACGGTAAAGTCGTATTCTTCGGTGATAACTTAGGGAAAACATTCATCGGACCAACAGCGGAAAACAATTTCCAAACGGGCAAATTCGTTGCTCCTAAAATCGAGAACGATCCGCCTCAACAGTCTGTACGTGTTGGTGAAACAGTATTCCCAGCTCTACAACGTTACAAATCAATCGTTATCATGACAGTGAAATAAGAGCGGGGTTTCCTCCGCTTTTTTTAAAACTTAAAAAGGAGTGTTTCAAATGCCACAATATAAAACAACAGGCTTTTTAATTCATAATGGTGAGGTTTTAGACATCGGTACAGATATCGAATTAACAGAGGAACAAGCGGAGCGTCTAAACGCTGAGCAAGAAAACGTTGTTCTTTCCGAAGAAGGTCAATTGAAAGAAAAAACGGTTGACGAACTTCGCGAAGAAGCGAAAGCAAAAGGTGTTAAAAACTATTCTAAATTAAACAAAGACGAGCTAATCGAAGCGCTTAAAGAAGAGTAGGTGATTAAATGGATTTCGCATCCATCGACGCTTATTTAAAACAAATGTACAATAGCGATATTTATTTGAAACTCTCGCCCGAAAAACAAGCGGCTATCGTGTTTGATTCTACCGAATTACTCAAGAGTGAATTCAAGGAAGATAAACTCACGGACCGTCTTGTCTCAATCCAAGTCCTCTACACGCTGGAGGGCGAAGATCAAGGGTATTCCATGCTCAAACGTCAAGGCGTTGCCCAGTACGCGAATAAAGGCGTTTCCGCTACGTTCAATAGCAATGAAAAAGGGATAGCTCCTTCTATCATTGCCGTTCTAAAACCTAGAGGCGCAAGGGTGGCGAGACTTCGATGAAACCTATTATGGATCAGGAAGTCACCGTCTTTCAGCCTACAGGCAAAAAGGACAAGAACGGAAGACCGGAAACATTGCCTATAGTATCTCCCGCTCGTGTGCAATTTACTTCTAAAACCATACAAAATGCAACCGGTACAGTTTACCAAACGTTCTTAGAAATCGACTTGCCTAAAGAAACCCGCGTCGCTTACGGCACGACTATCTCGTACACGGAAGACGGCGTGGAATCAAAAGGCGCAGTCGTAGCGGTGGAAGGTATTAAAAACCTTTCCGGCTCTAAAACGGATTACTGGACTGTGAACATTGCCTAGTAAAAAAGAGTTTGACATTATCATCGAGGGATTAGAAGAAGAGAGCAAATTTTACGGGGAGATATACGACAAATGGGAGCATATCGCACTTGAGGAAATGACGAAGTTCGGCAAGCTCGTTGAAGAGGGAGCGAAAAGCCTTGCATTCCACGATACCGGCGAATTTGAAGATTCTATCACATCGGACCCAGCGATCCGCGAAGGAGACGGGGTAAGTGTTGAGATCGGTTCGAATTCACCGCTCGCGGTTACTTTGCATGAACGTCCCTATAGAATGGGGACTCATGACAAGTACGACAATGGCGCCCGCTTCCCCCGCTACTATGTGAATGGTAGAGGTAGACGAACGATAACAAAGCCGAAATGGAGAGGTTTCAAAGCTGGTCGCAAGTACATGCAAAACGCTGTTACCGCTGTAGAACCGGACTTGGACAAAATGAACGAGCGGATTCAGCAGCGTGTTTTCGAGAATCGAGGTAAATAGCCATGATAGAAGAATACCTCATGAACAAAGCGCAAGCGGCTATGCCGGAGTTTGAATGGACGGTTAACTATGAAACAGGAACAGAACAAACCGCTACCGTTTATTACGAAGGTGGAGGCGCGGGCGATGTGGAAAACGAAACGAATTTCCGCTATCCGGAATACATGATATATTTTCAATCCTCGAAAGAGAACTGGGATATATCAAGAATAGCGGCATTCAAAGCGTACCGCCTATTTCATAAAAAGAGCTTCGATGAACTTGTCGAGGTTCCCGAATTAGAGTTAAAAGTACGTGTATATCTTATTCAAGCGATGGGCGAACCGGTTCTTGTTGGTGTTACTAATGACATCATGGAATATTCGCTCAATCTTATAGTTACCTTAAGGGAGGAAAATTAACATGGCATTAGCAGCAGAAAGAATTCCATTTGGTCCGGCTACCATTACAATTGGTGAGGGCGCAACAGCTTTAAAGTTTGACGGAAAAGATTATTTACAAGTAGAGGGTGGAGAATTAACAATCACTCCATCTTTCGAAGACGAAACATTCGTCGATACAGGAAGCGGTCGTTATGACGCATATGTGACAGGTTATGAAGGTGCATTAACTTTCACAATCGGACAAGAGAGCGCGAAGCTATTATCTTTAGTATTAGCGGCTTCTCAAAATATCACTGACACAACAACTAGTACGGTTGTTGGTATCACAGACGCGCCGGTCGGCACTTCTATGCGAGCTAAAGCTCAAAAAGTGACAATTCATCCGCGTTCTTTACCAGCGACGGACAAATCAAAAGATATCGTTATCTACAAAATGGTATCGACGGGAGAGCTTTCGAAATCGTATCAATTAGCTCAAGGTACAATGGCGGTTTCATTAGACATGTTCCCTCGTGACGATATGGATGCAGCGAAAGGCTCAAGCTACTTCTATACTGGACCGAAGGACCCAAACGCAGTAGCGTAATTTTCTTTATGACTCCTTACTATCCCGCTGTAATGTGGGTGTAAGGAGTTATTTTTGAAAATTACGGACTCAGAAAGGAGCAAACGACATGCCCGAAGTGAAAAACTTAGATATTTTATATACGAGTATATTCGGCGGATTTATGCCTATTCCGCAACATATGAAAGCAGACGGGACAATGGTTGCGACAGGCGAAAACAACCCTATGCCTATTATGACTCTTGGAATGCTTCCTATTCAGTTTCAAGAGACGCTACGTTCTCAATTACCTATTGCAACGCATACCGGTGTTATTATCGGCGCGAATGCATGGAACACTGGGACATGGATCGATGTGAGAGGGTACGACAAAGTAGGTCTAAACGTATCGATGACAGCAGGAACGGGAATGACGATTAAAATCGAAACGTCTTTTGATAATTCTTCTTATTTTTCAGAGAAAACCGTTTACGATGGAACAGCATTAACTTTTGCTGATTGTATCGATATACCCGCTCCATACATTCGCGTAACGATCAAAAATAAAGATGCAACAAATCCTAAAACAACAAACGCGCAAATTTTCGCTAAGTCATAAGGAGGTTATTACATGCCATTTAACGCAGATGATTACACACAACCGCCATTCACAAACGGAATTATGACGTTGACAAATGATGAATGTGTGAAAGTGAAAGATAAATGTCAAGAAATTAAAGATGCATATAAATCTTCTCCAGCAAATCCGGACCCGTCAATGATGTATGTCGTTTCTGCTTACAACGAATCGAACAACTTTAAAGAGGGTATTAACGGAGATACTTACAACACTTTAGAAAAATACAATCCGGAAGTTAATACACAAGGCATCGCGCCGGATGCGCCGGAAGGGATCGTCACAGAGCCGACAGAGACGCCGGAAGAACCGACGGAAGGTGAAACATTGCCGGAAGAAGAAAACGTCCCAAATGAGCCGGAAACAGCTCCAGCGGATGAACAACCAACAGAGGAAGCATAACGCTTCCTTTTTTTAAGGAGGCGAGAACATGCTATATCCTAAAAAGAATTTAATTAAACCGGTGACTAGCGGCGATTGGACATTGAATCAATACGCAACAGTTCTAGGTCCTTATCATTTAAAAGTGAATCAACCGGTTCAATACCAAGCTTCCGTGTTTAATAAGCTCGATTTAAAACCGAATACCCTTTATACATTGTCGTGTGAAGGGATAACCGAAAACGCTCAGTTTTACGTCAAACGAATGTTAAACGGCGTAGCGGCATATCACATTTTGAAAAAAGGCGTCGAGGTTGTAGAATTTACGGCTGTAGCTGGAGCGGCTTATACAATCGAGTTTCATAACGGGACGGTTTTAGGTGAAGGGTATGTCCTTAACTTTCAACTTGAAGAAGGTAAGAAAACACCTTTCGCACCGCATGACATAGCAAATAAAAAAGCGGTCATGAATAAAGAAACTCTATTTTCGGATATGTCCGGAGCTGCTTCTCACGCCTTTGTAGCATTGAATGTATTTACAGTGCAAAAAAAGGTGAAGCTGGGCAAAACGAAATTAAACGTAGCCTCTACCGGTTCGTTTAATATTTCCGTTCAAGAATGGCAAGATG